ATGGCCAACTCGTAACCGTGAACAAGAATAGCATTCCCTAGATCGTCAAGGGGTTGCTGATTCTCGTAGAGGACGTTTTCCTCTGCTACAAATTTGCCGTCAATGATCTTGGACATTGGGTATTACTCGGCTTGATCTAGGAATTCCTGGAGGTTCTTTTTGGTAACAGCCCCACCTTTCCCGGTTCCGACAACATCATCGAGACTTACGTCATTCTCGAGAGCGAACTTTTCGACGGCAGACAGTTTTTTTGTCTCATCGTACAGTTCCATCGTCTTGGAATCGAAATCGGTTTCGTTTATGACTGCAAAACCATCATCATTGACGACTTTTACAGTAGGTAGCTTTGCCATAATTCAGGGCCTCGTTTTTTTACTTGAACAAAAAAGGTGGTGGTCGCTCAAGTAACGATAACGCGGGTTGGCATCACCTCACTAGGAGGCAAGATGATGAGCTACCCAACTTTAACCCGCGACTCTGACAGCGAGGGCAGCGCGAACGAGTTTGACGCCATAAAGGATATCAAAGCTCCATCGGGTCCGCTTGTGCTCCCGAGATACTTCCAATCGAAGCGTAAGGCCCGACTTAGCATCTGAGATTGTACGGATGATGTTTCCAAGACCATTACCCTCTGCCTCAAGCGAACGGGTCGCAAGGGCAAAAGCATCACGGTGGAACGCCATATTTACAACGTGAGAAGCCTTGAACGTGATAACCGCATCATTGTCAGGGGCAACGACCAATCCGGGAAGGAATTCCAATCCTGCCAAGGCGTTAGCAGCAGCCGTAGCAGCAGCCGTGACCACGTAGGTTTGGGAATCTCCGGCGATAGTAAAAATATCACCAACAACGACCGTTCCGGTCAACGTGGTTTTATCAATATTCATCGTGGTAGCGCCAACGGCAGGTGTACCGTTAACAAGAGGACTCGCCAATAGCGTTCCTGCTGTATGCGTTGGTACCTGCTGATCAACGAACCAGTCGAAGCCGACTTTGCGACCAATGACACCTTCTTTGATGATTCCTGAATCAGCAGAGAAGCCAGAGTCAGCGAAATCAGAAAGGTCAATAGCGTTTGCTTCTGCATCCGGATCAAGAACCATTCGAAGGTCTCCCAACGGTGAGTTCTGATTCAACAGGGTCTTACGAGCCTGAGTCGCTACTGCGCGGGTGGATGCGAATGGGGTTGTTGCTGCCGTCCCTACATACCCGTAAATACCTTTGTATTCAGCGAATATATCAGAGTTCACCTGATTTGCTAGGGATTTCACGGCTGCGGAGGCTTGCATTGGGATTGTCCCTTTCATAGCCTCTTTCTGCTCTTTATCCGTGAGATAAAAAGCTGCTTCGTACCATTTGTTCAATTGGATCTGAACTTTGGTCGGAGCCACTCCTTCCGTAGCAGGTGGCGTTGCGCCCGCTGTTACGGCTGCTGCTGCGATAGCAGATGGAATGTTTACGTCGATGGTGTCCCCGATTTCCGCAGCCTCAGAAGAGTAATTACGGTTTACTAGGAACGGCAAAATTGTCTGACTACGCAATGCCAAAAGGCCCTGTGCGAGAATCTGAGGAACAACTTGCGTTAGATCGTTGGCTGCCATTTGATTCGGTTGGTTTTACCGGATCTCAGGCCCACTTAGACAACTGTGATCTCCCCTGATGCGATCTTCTCAACATCTACGTCACCCTGCGCCATTGATTGACTAGAAACTGTTTTTTGTCCCGATCTGCCAGTAGCACCAAACTTGGTACCCTCCGGTTTACGATCCTCAAAGTAGTCTCCTGATTCATCAGACTTGCGGAGCTTCACGAATAGCTTATCAGGACCCGCATAGTTCGCGCCGTCATAGACGGGGTTTCCTAGCTCATCCTTAAAGTAAAAATCGTCCCGCTCCTCATCGAAGGTGAACATCGTAGCAACCGATTGGATAAACTCAGGGTGTTGCCCTTTAAATATCGTCCTCAGTCTCGACTCCTTGACTCCGGCCTCCGGTGCTGCTTTGTGAATTCGATTCATCAGCCTATCACTTCGTCCGGAGACTACCTGATCAGTTAACGTATCGACTTTTGCTTGGAGGGGAGTAACAAGTTCGCCTATGACCTGTTGCTTGATTCTGTTGAGTAACTCGGGATCGTCTTTTGAGACAGGTAAATTCTTGTCATCAAGCGATATCCCCCGGGCAGTCGCAATCGAGCGGAAATGCTCATCGTCAGATCCAAGTGCAGCGATTTTTCCTTTGTACTCGGTTTCTGTGGCTTTCTTCTGCGAGTTTTTAGCGTTTTCAATCGCTGTGTTAAAACTTGCTTGAGGAGTTACCACCAAACCCTGCTCAAAGGTCACGTTTGCATCTTCGTGATCTACTTCGTGAGTCTGATCTCCAATCTTGATTGTGATTTTCATACCTGAGGTTGTTGTCTAGGGGCTTTCAGTAACGCCCACACCGTTCGTTTTTTGGGTAGTATACCCTCGTTTTTTTGCCTTTGAACGTAAAAGGCTCTCCAAGAGGTCAGGAGCGGGTTGAATCTCCGCGCCGGGGCAATGTTTCCACTACCCCGGCTTAGAGAAAATCGCCAATGAGCGACCACCGGATTGAACGTATGGACAAAATCAGTCTTTATCAAGTGGGTCTATTAAAAAAAGGGGAACCGCGAATAAACGAGGCTCCCCTTGAATCTGTATTTCCTTTTGCTCTGTAAGTTAACACAGCATAGGCAGTCGTACCGCTTCAGCTGTGTTAAAACTGTCCTTATGCTGCGTTAAGAGGTCAGGATCTTGATGTTTTTCACCTCCACTTCGAGGTTCCAAATATCTTTGTTCGTAGTGGTTGACGGGGGTTCGGAATGCCGGGCCTTCGAATGGAGTATCGGCGCAGATTTCAAGATTCATCAGTAATCCGGAGTCCTGTAATTGAACAGCCGTTGCCGGAGCAAGGAATTCAATAGCAGGGGCCGGGGTCATATCTCCGACCGTGAAAGCGATTTGCCCTCGGTCGGTTGCTTCTGATACTTGAATATCTAGCACCCCCATCAAAAGAACGGAAAACATCAGAACGGTAAAAACACGTTTTAACATTTGAGCGTACAATTTTGGTTCATAGCTATTCGGCGACTTGCCTAGGTGTTAAGAGTAGGAAATCCAGAGGAAAGAATCAACCATTAAAATCGACAAAGGCATCGTGGGCTATCTGCGTTGCCTGTTCTACTTGGATCCGAATATTGTCCGTCTTGATCTTGGAGACTGGTTTTGCGTTAGGCCGATTATTGACCGCCTCCATCGCCAATCTCACCTCCTCGGCAGGTGGTACCCGGGGGACTATCAAGTTCCGGCCAATGCTTCCCGCGTGATAGAGGGGAGTTTACGGTATTCCTTGAATTGCAGGATTTCATCCAACAGGAATTCTGCTATCCGGCAGAGCATTTCCTGATCCTTTGACCGAACCGATACACCGATGTGATCACAAATCTGCCACGCCATATGAATACATTCGTGCGCTATCGTCGGGATCGGTGTCTTTTTGGGGAGTAACATAACCATCCACCCCCTCCCGTCCGGATCTGTGAGGTACAGAGCACACCCTTTCGTCATTGTGAAATTTAGGACTATGCCTTTTTCCTTGAGCCATTCTTGCAGTTCATATCGTCCGTGCCAAATATGAACATAACTTGTGACAAGGGGAACTGAAATTCGTATATCGGGAATGTATTCACTATCCATTAAAATCCACATAGGCATCGTGGGCAATCTGCGTTGCTTGCTCGACTTGAATCCGGATATTGTCGGTCTTGATCTTCGAAACAGGTTTTGCGCCGGGTCGCGTATTCACGGCCTCCATAGCTTTTCTCACTTCCTCTGCACCGGGAACGCGGGGTATGACCGGGGTTCGTTTCGGGTCCCCCCAGTTCTCAGGCGGTCGCATTATTCGGGTGACGTAGTCCTGACAGTGCGGGTGGGGCAGCGAGGGAACCGTAGCCGGGTAGTATATACCGGGGCCGAATCCGTGAAGATTCAATTCCTTTAGTCCGTCACAAACATCAGGAGCGTGGCCCATTGTAGCGTGTTGTGCCGATACGTGCCATTGCAACAGGTCTACCATTGGGGATTCGTGAGAAGCGAGAGCATCGGCTTCGTGGTACATCGAGTTCATTTCGTGGATAAGGGTCCGCTTT